CTGTTTCCATGTATCCGCCTGCGTTATTGTTGCTGTTCGAGCATTTGCCGATCACGGCGTAATTCGCGTCCGGCATCGCGGTGGCGAAGTTGATCGTGTAGTCGCCGACACCGTTGTCGGTGATGCTGGATACGTTGCCGCTGGCACGGATCGCCACCGTGCCGACGCCGTTGAAATTCACCCAGGCGCGCGCGGCGAAGATCGGGGCGGTGCCGGCGGCATTGACTGCGGCGGCCACGCCGGACGCCAGCACGGACGGCGTCAGCGCCCGGCTGGCATCGGTCAGCGCTGCTGCTTCGGCGGCGGTCGCGAGTTCGACGGTGCCCGCCCCGGTGGTCGAGGCGGCGGCGACGCCCGTCGCCGGATTGGCCAGCACCCAGCGAGCCAGCGAGGCGTCATAGGTCAGCTGCAGCCAGTGGCCTGGACCCGCAATGTCGCCGGGCGCAAGAGGGAGGTTGTTGCCCTTGACGATGGTGGTGGCCGCGGTAACGTTGGCGGCCAGCGTGGGTGTGGTTGTGGTGTTGGCCAATGCCGCACGCACATAAACCACCATGCCATCGGTCAGGGCGGTGATGGCCGGGCTGAAGGCGGCGGTGAGTGCATTGGCGGTGCCGGCAGCGGCCACTTCGTTGATGATCAGTTCGGGGTTCTGCCAGGTGGGTGCTGCCGCGCCAGCCGAGCGCAGAACCTGGCCGGCGGTCCCGGCGCCGAGAAACGCGGTAGTGTTCGCTGCCGACTGATAAGGCATCTGTCCGGTCGTGCCGCCGCTGAGGTTGGCGGCAGCCGTGGCCGGCACGGCCAAACCGATAACCCAGCTGGCAAACGTGCCGGATCCCGTGGCTGTGATGACATTCACCGTCAGGGCACCGGTGCCGCTGTTGTAGGCGGTGACCTGCCCCGTCATCATGTTGGTCACGCTGGCCGCGCTGACGACGTACACGAACGAACCCACCACCCAGGCTTTGCCGGTCTGGGTGGTGAGCGTTTTGGATCCGGTCCCGATCGACACGCTGGTGGTGCTGGTTCCGGTGGTGGCAACGAGTTGCAGCGACTGCTCCAGGCTGTTGGCCTCATTCGCGAACGCGGGTAAGGCGCCCAGAAAGGCATCTGCGCGCGCGCTGAAGTTGGCCGGATCGCTCCGCAGCGGGGGCGTAGGAAGTTGGGTAATCATCAGGTCAGTCCTTCGATGGTCAGGCTGCAATGGCTCATGACGGGGTAAGCAATGTCGATCTGCCAGTCCTTGTAAAACCCGAAGATCACAGACTGGTCATAAATCTCGGTGCCGATCCACACCGCCGGGGTCGATCTCCAGAGCGACAGCACGCGGGCGACCTCGTCAACGTCTGCGCTGTTAATGACGACTGGCACGGTCATCCGCTTGGCGTAGGTGCGCTTGGTGATCGTGGTGGTGCCGAATGCGTCGGTCGTCTTGGTGGAGTAATCGATGATCCCGAGCGAAACCCCGTACCGACTGCCGCCGATCTCCAGCAGGTTCCCCACCGCGACGGTGCCCACCGCAACGGCGCCGACGCCATCCACGGTGACCGTGATCTGCCCGTTTGCGTAAGGGGGGATGTCGGTCAGCACCACGGTGGTGCGACGCACGATCTCATTGAAGAAGTAGCTGTCCCACGAGGCGACGCCGTATCCCGTGTTGAGGTCGATGGTCTTGCTGTAAATGGTCGTGCCGCCGTTCTTGACGAGCACGGTCACGCTGTTACCGACCAGATCGAGCAGCGCCAGGCCGCGCACCAGTCCCGGCGCGATGGTCAGGGTGATTTGCGTGGTGCCGGTGGAGGACGTGCCGGTGGCCTGGTCAAAGCAGGCCCAGCGGTTCGTCGGGCCCACTCTGCTCCAGTTGGCCACATCGAGATGCGGGGAGGTCGCGGTGACGCCAGCGACCAGGCGCTGGTAAATGCTGTGCGTGGCGCTGAGAATGCAACGCTGCCCCGCGGTGTAGGCGGTGGAGGCGTTCCATTCCGGGTAATCGGTTTCAGCGATGCTGGAGGAGATGAGCAGCGCGTCGGTGATCTGAACAGGCGTGAGTAGCTTCATGGCTGGGCGATGACGACTGAAATTGAGTCCCCGTCCGGCATCACGCGCTCCAGCAGCCGGGCAGTGGTGCCCGTGTTTCGTGCAATCGCAAGCGCTTCGGACTGTTGTTGTTCGCGCAGGGCGGCCAGCTCGGCGCGCAGGGCGCGGATCTCCGCGACCATGGTTTCGTTGCCGCCGCTGTTGCGCAGCAAGGCCTCGGTCTGGCCAGCGTTGAAGATGCGTGACGGGCCGGTGACCTCCAGTTCGGGGCCGTTCTCGCCCACCAGGCGCAAGCCGCCCCCAAACCATCCCCCCGAGGCGAAACCAGGGATCTTGCCCAGGCGGGGGTTGGGGTCGTTGATCGCGTCGAGCGTGGCCTGCAGGCTGGCCATGGTTTGCGCCTGCATCATGGCCACATCCAGACTGCTGGCGGCCTGCTCTTCCGTGGCTTTCAGCAGGGCCTGACTCAGGGCGGGCAGTGCTTCGATGGCGGCTTGATCGCCTGCGCGGGCCTGGGCTGTCTTGATGGCGAAGTTGGTTTGCAGCTCGGCCATGCTGGTGGCCGTGCCGGTCTCGGTCAGGGCCTTGATGCGCGCGATCTCGTCCGCAATGCCGGCGCCCACGCTCTCGATGGCGCTCATCAGGTCGGCAAATCCGCCGCTCAGCGCAAGCACGGATCCGAGCAGGGTCTGCCCGGCGGCCGTGCTGGTGTCGATGCCGCGCACCATGTCGGCAAAGCCTTGGCCGGATGACGGCAGGGACAAGCCGAGCGCAGAGAGGCGCTGCGCCAGGCGCTCGGCGTTCGCGCTGATCCGCTCGCTGTCGGTGGTGAAACCTTCCTCGAAGGCCTGCACGGCGTCCGTCAGTTCCTGCAGGCCACCCGCCCCCTCAAGCAGCGAGAAGGTGACGGCGTCGCCCGACAGGCCCAACAGGCGCAGGCTGGTGCGAACGTCGGTCAGGGCGGTGTAGGTTTCGGCGATTTCGGCGGCCGATCCATCGAGCACGGCCAAGATGTCGGCCACGCCGGAGAGGCCCTCCACGGCCAGGGCGGACTGGCGGACGATCTCGGCCCCTACGTCGCCTTGCGCGTTCGCCACGTCCATCAGCGCAACCGCCTCGATGCCCAGGCGCCGCAGCACCGCCCCGGCTTCCTCGGTGCTGGAGGCGATCCGGGCAATGGTCTCGAAGTAGCCCTCCCCCACGCGCTGGAACTGCTCGAAGCCACCGAATGCGGCCTTGGCGATCAGGTCACCCTGTGCCGAGAAAACGGCTGTCAGCCGCTCCTGCAGATCGGTCCCGGAGAGGCCGCTGGTCTGCACGCGGCCGATATTGATGACGAAGCTGTCAAGGCGCTGGCGCACCACGTCCAGGTTCTCACCCAGCGGCTTGGCCGCCGCAGCCAAGGCATCATAGAACCCGGTGAACACCTTGCCGATCTGGTCCTCGAACTCGACGTCGGCATCGGTGTAGTAGGTTCGGTTCTTCGTGCTCGTGGTGAAGCCCAGGGTCTTTTTCTTGGTCTGGACGTCGGTGTAATACTGCGCCTGGAAGCCAGCGCTCAGGATGCTGGTCAGGCTTTGCGCGGCGCCGGCGATGCCCTGCCCTTTGATCTTGGTGGACGACCCGAACAGGCCGCCGAGCAGCTTGCCGAGCGGGTTGAAGATGGCTCCCAGCGCGGCGCCTGCAAGCACGCCGATGGGGCCAGCCAGGGCGCCGCCGATCATGCTGCCGATCTGAGCGCCGCCGAGGCTTCCGGACAGCGTTTTACCGATGAAGTCCTGCTTGAATCCCGTCTGAATGCCGGCCCCGGACGCCTCGATGGCGCCGCTGCGAATCAGCAGCGTTGCCAGGCCGCCGATGTTCGACTCGATGCTGCGCAGGCTGGCGAGCATCTGCGCCGAGTAGCGCATGGTCAGGGTGTCGACATCTTTGAGTGCCTCGATAGCCTTGCTGATGGATTCGCTCTTTGCATCCTTGTCGCCCAGCACCGTGCCGGTGCCTTCGTTGGTGGGCGCGAACCCACCGCCGCTGCCACCCGCACCGGATACGGCGAAGCCCAGAGCCAGCATGATGGCGGCCATGGCAGCCATGCGGGGGAAGGCGCTGTAGGGGTCGCCGTTGGCCTGGTTGGCCACACCGGCCACGGCATTGGCCTGACCGATGGCGGTGGCTGCGGCCACCTGGGGCCCGACGGCGGCCAGCGACGAGGCGGTGGCCATCTGGTCACCCATCACCTTCGCTGCCGTCACGCCCTCGGTGAGTGACATCTTGACCAGTGCGGTCTTGGTGGCACTGGCGATCTCGAAGATCCGCAGCGCGTTCTCGGCCGCGGTCAGTGCTTTGTATCCCGCCGTTTTCTTGCTCAGCAAGCCCTTGGCGGCACCGGCCAGGTCGCCATAGCCGCGCAGTTGCTTGTTGAGGTGGGCGGACTCCAGGGCCGCCAGGTCGCCCGTGCTGATGACGGACTCCGCCTTGGCCTTGTTGTAGTCGCGCTGCTCCTGAACCAGCTTGCTGAAGCTGCTCACGAACGTGCCGAGCGACTGGCTGGCGGCATCGAACCCGGCGGCCAGGTCGGCACCAATGTCGGTCTTGAGGTAGTCGTCGAGCAGACGGGATGCGTTTTCACGGCGGGCCTTGCCGTCGGTCAGGCGGGCCAGTTCCTTGCGGCTGTCGATCTCCTGTTGCAAGGCCTGCGCGCGCGCCTGATCGCCACCAGCCAGGGCCTGTGCTTTCGCCTCCTCGAGGCGCTTCACCCGCAACTGCTCGAGGGCGGTGGCCAGGGTGATGTTGGACGAGGCGGCAAGGCGCGCGGCGGTTTCCTCGTCCTGCAGATCCTGCACCCGGGCCGGCACGCCCTTGGCGCTTTGCTGGGCCGCGGCGATCTCTGCGTCGATGATCCGCTCGACCTCGTCATAGAGGCGCGCGCGTTCGCTGGCCGCCTTGATCACGGAGGGCTGCTTGGCCACCAGCCGCTCATAGGCCAGGTTGTAGACCTCGACCGAATCGCCGCTGAGCGTCCAGCCGGTGCGCAGCGTCTTGACCTGCTCATCAAAGTTGGCCGAGAACCCATCCGCCTGCAGCGTCAGATCGGCGAGCATGGCGCGGTACTTTTCCAGCGCGCTCTGCGTGGCCTTGACTTCCTTGGCCACCGGTTCGGCAAATGCCGCGCGGATTCGTTCTTCCAGGTCCGGCGGGATGGCTCCGCCCAGCTCCGTTCTGACGCGGTCCAGCTCGGTCGTGAGCTTTTCCGGCTTGGTGGCGTACTTTGTCCGCGCGTCCTTCAGTGCATTTTCGCGTGCGCTACGCGTCTTTTCGGCGCCCCGGCGCAGGTTGCCGTCCAGGTCCGGCCCGGCCAGCGCTTCGGTTTTGCCGCCGGAGGCGGCCAGCTCACGATTGGCGGCCGCCAGGTCACGCGCGGCGGCTGCGCGCTCGGACTGGCTGTAAATGCTCAGCTTGCCGTACTTGCGCTCCTGTTCGTCCAGACGGGCAAGGGTGGCGCTTGCGTCGGCCACCCGCTGATCCAGCGTCATGAACTCACGGCTCACGGCCTGCAGGCCGAGGGTACGCCCGATGAGTGCACCCAGGCCGCTATTCATCTGACCGAAGAAGCCACCACCGTTACGCTTGGCCCGATCCATGGCTTCACTGATGACGGTCAGGTCGGCCGTCAAGCCGGCAGACAGCGAAGCCACCGACGTGGAAATGCCGCTGTCGCCCAGGGAGGTCTTGAGTCGCTCCCAGGCATTGGTCATCCGATTGGCGGCCGCATCCAGGCTGGCGGCGGCATCCTCGACCGACTTGCCGAGCAGCTGATCGATGGCCGCGGCGAACTTGGGCAGGAAGTCTTCGGACACCAGCTTGCCCGACTCCAGCAGCTTGGTGAACTCTGCTGCGGTCTTGCCGGTGGCTGCGGCTGCGGCCTGCATTGCAATCGGCATCCGCTCTCCGAGCTGACCCCGGAATTCCTCGGCGTTCACCACCCCCTTGGCCATCATCTGCTGGACGGCCAGCAGGGCGCCAGAGGTCTCGTCAGCACTCAGGCCGGAGACGGCCGCGGCCGAGGCGATAGCGGTGAAAACGGAGCGGGTCTTTTCGCCCTCCAGCGCCGTGCCGCGTGCGGCAGATGCAAACCCTGCGTATGCCTTCGCCGTGCTGTTCAGCTCCAGGCCCAGCCGGTTGGCCAGGCCTGACACGAAGACCATCTCCTCCTTGCCACGGCCGTTGCTGGCAAGGTTCAGCTGCGTGGTCAGGCGCTGACCGGCGGCGCTGGCCTGGTAGAGCGCACTTCCCACGGCCTGGACCTGACTGACCAGCGCGACCAGGCCGCCGCCCGCCAGGGCGTAGTGAGCAACACGTCCAATCGCAGACGACAGTCTGTCTGCGCTGCCCGACGAGCTGTTGGCGGCGGCATCGATACGACCCAGCTGCCCCGTCAGTCGGGCAGAAGCGGCATCGACGCTGGAAAACGCAGTTCCCAGTCGACCGGCAGCAGCATCGACGCGGCTCAGCTCAGTCACCAGGCGCCGCGAGCTGGCCTCTGCACTGCGGCTGTCGGCGCTGATGGTGATTTCGATCTGGTTCTTATTCATAATCCTGGACATGAACACACTGCATGAACTCAGCGGCATGGCCGCGCTGGCTGGGCTTGGCTACGCGGCCTGGATTCTGTGGGGCAAGGCGTCCCGCCATGTCGGGACATCCCGACTGGGCCTGATCGGACTGCTGGCCCTGATCAAATCCATCTTCTGGCGCTGATCAGGACTTTTTCCGGCGCTCGGCCAGCCAGGCCAGCGCTTCGCGCTCCATGTCCTGCAAAACCCCGAAGGCCTTCCTGAGATCCTTGCCACGGACGCCCATCTGCTTGGCCACGAACGGCAACACGCCATAATCCAGCCCCACCATTCCGGCCATGCCCACCCGCCACTGGGTGGACATGGCGCGAAACAGCAGCAGCGGCACCTGGTGCTCGGGCCACACCTCGACGACAGGGTCTGCCGCCTCTTCCACCCCATCGGTCGGCAGGCCAAACGCGGCCAGCGCCTTTCTTGACTCGTCGCGTGGCGGACCCTCGAAACAGGCCCTCACCACGCGCTTCAGTTTTTTGCGCGGCTCTCCGTCAGGGCGTGGACGTAAGCCTCGAACAGCTCCTGACCAGAGGGCTGGTAAGCATCCAGCAGCTCGTCCAGCGCCTCGATGCTGTACGGCTGGTCAGGACCTTCCCATCCGGCGATGATTTCGTTCAGGTACTGCGCATCATTGACCGGGCTGCCTGCATCGGCCATCACCTTGGGCCGCTTGATCCAGTCGGCGAGGGACTTGCGGCCCTTGTGGCGAAAGGTCACGGTCAGCTTGACCGGCTCGGCGGCGCCGGGCACGGTCAGATTCACGTCGGTGGTGAAAGTCGGGTTCGGGGTCAGTGTGAACATCAGAACGCCACCAGTCGGAAGTCGTCGTTACCTGCAGAGGGCCGCAGGGTCAGGTCAAGGCTGTTGAGCATCACCGAGCCATCCACCACGTCATCAGCCGCCGTGATGACGCCAGCCGGGGCATACAGCGTCACCTTGTTCCCTGCGCTCGTGCCGTGGGTCAGGCCAAAGGCGCGCGGGGTGCCCGTGTGCATGTCGGCGATGAAGGCAGCGGCCTGGGCGCCGGTGAAGTCGCCGGTGATCTTGGCGGTGGGTGCGCGGTTGTAGATACCGACCGTTTCCGTGCCCACCAGGGCCAGATCCTGCACATCGTTGGCACAGTCGATCGACAGCTCCTTCAGCGGATATACCGTGCCGCCGGCAATCACCCCTGCCGCCTGGGTGACTGCGCCAATGCTCACGCCCGTGGTGTTGCCCATGCCGACAGCCAGCGGCCGCACCCAGGCGGTCAGCGTAGGCGTCACGCTGGCCGCGGCGGCCGAGCTGGACACCAGGCCGGTGAAGGTGAAATCCAGGGTCGGGATCTGGCCGACGGCGGCATTGATGGAGAACGTGCCCGCGCAGAACGTGTACTTCTCCAGGCGGTCGTTGATGTAGGCCCAGATGGTCAGGGTCTTCAGTGCCGTGCTCGACGGTGTGTAATCCACCCGGATGGAGGCCGTAACAGTCTCGGCAAAGCCGCAACCGATCAGCAGATCGCCCCATTGCGGCGCCGTGCCCGCCGCGCCGGAGCCGGCCAGCTCGACCGAGAACGACACCGTGGCCCGCCGCATGTAGGGCAGGCGGTCAGGCGCAGCGAACGCGCCGATGATGACATCACGGTCGGCAAAGGACTCGGCGATCTTGCACGAGAGGTTGCTGACGCGGATGGCCACGGCATCGGCAAGGTTCGTGGGGGCGGCGTCCGTGCCGGAGGTCGTTTCAACCTTGGCCAGGATGACGCTTTTTTGAATGGATCCAGCCATGCGGATTTACTCCTTGATGCCCGCGGTGGGCTTGATTTTGGGTTGCACGGCGGGCCATTCCAGGCCGGCGCCGTAAGCCGTTTGCTCGTCCAGTGGGGTCAGGCCGCCATCTTCATCGCGGCGCCAGGAGCCGCCCGTGGGGGGCGTCATCTCGGCCCCTTTCTCGATCGGTTCGATTCGATTCATCCACTTTCCTTGATCAGGTTGTCGACAGCGTTTCGAAATCGGTCTGGTGCAGAACGACCAGACGCACCACCGCACACACCGCGGGGGTGTCCCCTTCATCGAACTGCCATTCGATCTGCGGCTTGACGTCCATCGTCAGCACCCCCGCCGACGACAGATCCGCCGTCACGATGCGACGCCAAACCTCACTCAACAGCGCATCCACGGATTCGGCAGGCGCTGCCGCGGCTGACGCTCTCGCGTAGCACTCGACCGCCACCGAGGTTGTCCACCTCATGGGAGCGCCCACTCCCGCCAGAACCTGCTCCCCGTCGCTGGCGTCCAGGCGCACGACCACGGCGGTGGGATGACTCGCCTGGATAGGGCGGCGCCGGTTCTCCCAGATGCGCCCGTCAGCAACAGGCGGGCTGGCCAGCAGTGCCCCCATCACCGCGGACTGAACGGCCAAAAATGCCGTCATGACATGAATTCCACTGGGGCAACGTCAGCTGAGGGCATGGTTTTCTCCTGGCTGGTCAAGCCTTCACGACTTCGACTCGCAGCAGGCGGCCGTCATCGATCGCCTGCGGGCCGGTGCGCAGCAGGTAAGCCTGGCTGCCCGCCTTGAAAGTGACGATCACCGTTTCGCCTTCGCCCAGACCGGGCCATTGACCCAGCGGATAGGTGAACGTCGTCTCGGTACTGACGATCATGTCGTTGAGCAGCAGGGTGTCCGGCGCATTGACGATCACCGCGCCAGGCTGCGCCGGCCCACCTGCGGACGGAGTCCAGATGGCCCGGTCGGCGAAGTCGGAGAAGAAGACGGCATCGTCGGAGAGGTCCATCGTCAGACCTTCTGTGCCTTGGCGCGCGCGGCGACCAGCGCGGCGGCGGCCTTCAGCTGCGCTTCGCTGGCGGTGTTGAGCGCGC